TACAAACTGGCTAACGCTGAAGCCATTACCTTAAGTGGGCAGGTATCTATCCGTTGGATAGAGAATAAGATGAATGCTCACATCAATAAGATTTTGAAAACTGACGGAGAAGATTATGTTATTGCTTCAGATACTGATTCCATCTATCTTAATTTGGGCCCTTTGGTCGATGCTGTATACAAGGGCAGAGAGAAAACTAATGAGGGCGTTGTTAAGTTCCTTAATAAGGTGTGTGAAACTGAATTTGAACCTTTTATTGAGAGTTCTTATGAAACGTTGGCCAAGTACGTAAGTGCTTATGATAATAAGATGGTCATGAAGAGGGAGAACATTGCCGATAGAGGTATATGGACTGCCAAGAAAAGATACATCTTAAATGTATGGGATAGTGAGGGTGTTCGATATGAAGAACCCAAACTAAAGATGATGGGAATTGAGGCAGTCAAATCCTCTACACCAGCACCTTGTCGTACCATGATTAAGGATGCTCTTAAGTTGATGATGAATGGAACTGAGGATGAGGTTATTGATTATATTGATAAATGTCGTAAGGAATTTAAGACATTAGAACCAGAGGATATAGCATTTCCAAGGACTGCATCTGATGTTCGTAAGTATTCTGCATCTTCTACAATCTATGCAAAAGGAACTCCTATACATATACGGGGTGCATTATTATTCAACCATTATGTTAAACAGAAAAAGTTGACTAATAAGTATTCACTCATCGGTAATGGGGAAAAGGTTAAGTTCCTTTATCTTAAAAAACCGAATATTATTCAGGAAAATGTTGTATCGTTCATTCAAGATTTTCCTCACGAACTTGGTCTTGATAAGTACATTGATTATGATCTACAATTTGACAAGAGTTTCGTGGAACCACTGAGAGCCATATTGGATGCAATTGGTTGGAATGTGGAAAAGACTGTAAACTTAGAACTATTTTTCTCCTAATGGAATTACCTATCGACGATAAGGACTTATCAACAATTGTTAGTGCTCTTTCGCTAGGAGGAGATGCTAGACTTTATCATCTATTAAAGGATTTTAAGAATACTAGAAATTTAACTAAGGATGCATACGAAACTAATGCTATAAAAGGTGCGGTTCAGATTTATTCTGAATCTGATGATTATCAATGTAAGAATGGAGCATGTGATATCTAATGTATTCAATAGCTCTTATTATTGCTCTTCCTGCAGAGGCAGAAGGGATAGAGGGATACCCAATTTACTTGAGTGGATGTGGTAAGGTAAATGCTACCATTGCTACTATGAAGGCAATAAATGATGGATATAGGAGTATTATTAATTTTGGTTCTGCGGGTGCAGTAAGTTCTATTTCAGGTCTAGTTGAAGTAACTGGATATGTTGATAGAGATATGGATGCAAGAGCATTAGGGTGTAAGCTTGGACAAACACCCTTCGAAGATGGTATACTATTAGGTGAAAGGGGAATAGTATGTGGAACAGGTGATAAGTTCGCAACTACCACACCAGAAATTGAGTGTGATATAGTGGACATGGAATCTTATGCCATTGCTAAGACTTGTATGAAACAAGGAGTAAAATTCCGCAGTTTTAAATACATATCTGATGATGCGGATGAAAATTCAGCATCTGATTGGGAAGAAAACATTCATAAAGGTAATGAATTATTCCAAAAACTACTTAATGAGATAACAATTTAATGGATTTTTTAAAAGAAATTGTAAAAGAAATAGGTGATGACTACACCCAACTCGCAGCAGACATCCAAGAAAACGAACGATTCATCGACACAGGTTCGTACATCTTTAACGGACTGGTTAGCGGTTCCATTTATGGTGGCGTATCTAGCAATCGCATTACTGCCATCGCTGGTGAAAGCAGTACTGGGAAAACTTTCTTCTCCCTCGCAGTTGTCAAGAACTTTTTGGATTCTAATCCTGACGGTTACTGCCTTTATTTCGATACTGAAGCTGCCGTTAATAAAGGATTACTTGAGTCACGTGGTATAGATATGAACCGCCTTGTGGTGGTAAATGTAGTTACTATTGAAGAGTTTAGAAGTAAGGCACTTCGTGCTGTAGATATATACTTAAAAAAACCTGAAGAAGAACGCAAACCCTGTATGTTTGTGTTAGACTCTTTAGGAATGCTTTCCACAGAAAAAGAAATTAGGGATGCACTGGACGATAAACAAGTCCGTGACATGACCAAATCTCAATTGGTCAAAGGTGCATTTAGAATGTTAACTTTGAAGTTGGGTCAAGCAAACATTCCACTAATAGTAACAAATCACACCTACGATGTCATCGGATCTTATGTCCCTACTAAAGAAATGGGAGGAGGCTCTGGTCTCAAATATGCC